GAAAATGATGGATTTGATTATACACAAAAAAGTTATGGCTTTTGGGCTGTACCACCTGATATTGGCACTAAGGTACTAGTTATATTTGCTGAAGGAAACAGAGGTAAAGGATATTGGATAGGCTGTATACAAGATCAAAATATGAACTTTATGGTTCCTGGAAATGCAAGTACTAAGTTTAACAAAGAGGATCCTACAAAAGCAAGACCAGTCGGCGAGTATAATAAAAAAACTGAAGAAGCTAACGGATCAAACGCAACACAATATTTAAAGCCGTGTAACGCTGATGCGTGTGCTGTTTTAGATAACAACGGATTAGCAGACGATCCTGTTCGAGGAACAACAACTTCTAGTGCTAGACGAGATTTGCCTAGTATGGTATTTGGTTGGAGTAGTCCTGGACCAGTAGATAGACGTGATGGAAAACCTATAGTAAAGTCTGGAGGCAAAATTGACGGCATAGATATAAAAGCAAGTAGGCTAACAGGAACAACGTTAGTTATGGATGACGGTGATCCTACGCTTTTTAGAAAAGGATCTGCTAAAACTTCACCTAGCGAATATGCTAGTATACCAGACGGCGGTGATCCTACAAAACCGTTCAACGAATTATTTAGAATTCGTACTAGAACCGGACATCAAATATTATTACATAATTCAGAAGACTTAGTATACATTGCACACGGTAGTGGTGATAGCTGGATTGAAATGACAGCTAACGGAAAAATTGACATTTATTCAAAAGATAGTATTAGTATTCATACTGAAAATGACTTTAATTTTAAAGCAGATAGAAATATTAATTTAGAAGCAGGACAAAATATTAATATAAAAGCGGGCAATCAAATGGCAATGGAAACATCAGCTAATTGGACAGTAAAAGTAGGAGCAGACGGCATGCTTACATGTGCTGGTTCAAGTAATATCAAATCTGCAGCACATAAAGAAACAGCTGGTAGAATTGATATGAATGGTCCTGCTGCGGCAGAAGCAGGTGCTGCACCGATTCCAAATAGAGTACCTAAGCGAGGATCTTGGACAGGACAAGAAAATAAGAATCCCGAAGAACACACTCCTGAAAAAACAGATAACGATCCTAAAAAGATAGAAGAAGGTAAAGCAAACGCTACTAGTGATGATAAAAATAAAGAGAAAAATCCTGAAGATACATTCAAGCAATGCCAAGTTCCAGCTGCAAGCGGCAATCCAAACGAAGATAGGGCAAATGAAGAAGCCGCCGCTGAAAACAAAGATGCTACATTAGTAAACCAAAATGGCCAACCACAAACTGAAACAACAACTACAGTATCAGACGACGGCACTAAAACATCTACAACATCAACAACTACAACCGAAACAATTACTTCTGGCGGTAAAGCTGTATTAGTAGGTAATGATGGAAATGTAATTCCTGAAGCGTCTGCACCTAAAATTACAGGATATGCAAAGGATGCCGAAGGAAAAGTAACAGCTAGATTTGAAGAAGTAACGGGTGTAGATGCTGACGGTTTTAGTTATACTGAAAAGAAGCGTATTGCTGTAGATCCAGTAACTGGTAAAGATGTTATAAAAGGCGGACCAGAATATAAACCTGATAGAATTAACACAACACCTGTACCCATAACTGCAGATCAACAAGCCCAGATAGATGCAGAAACAGCCGCATTTGAGGCAGAGTATGATGCCAGGCGTGGCACACAAACCTAGGAAAATAAGATATGAGCACACAAGAAAAAAGATTATATCAAGATATTAATATCAAATCTAATAAAAAACCTGATTATGGTATAGGATCAAAGACTTATAAAGGATTTAGTACAACCGATCCTGATCAAAACGGATTTAATTTATATGACTTTAGTCTTATTAAACAAGATATTATCAATCATTTTCATATAAGACAAGGTGAATTATTATCTAACCCGACCTTTGGAACAATTATTTGGGACGTTTTACACGAACCAATGACTGAACAGTTAAAGCAAATTATTATTGATAATGTAACAGAAATCATTAATTACGATCCAAGAATAAATGTAAATTCAGTTACTGTAGACGAGTACGAAAGTGGACTACAGATTGAAGCAGAAATACTATTTTTAACTTATAATATTGTTGAAAATATGCGTTTAACTTTTGATCAAAATAACGGATTTTTAAATACCTAATAATATACGTAGTTAATCAATACTGATAAATACTGTATAATAAAGGAAAGCCAAATATGTCCTCGACTGATAGACAAAATAGATTACTAGTAGCAGAAGATTGGAAGCGTATCTACCAAAGTTATAGAAACGCTGATTTCAAATCTTATGACTTTGATAACTTGCGTAGAACAATGATAAATTATCTACGTCAAAATTACCCAGAAGATTTTAACGATTATATTGAAAGTTCGGAATACCTTGCTTTGATTGACATGATTGCTTTCCTTGGTCAAAACATTGCTTTCCGTACAGATTTAAATGCACGTGAAAACTTTCTAGAACTTGCAGAACGTAGAGAAAGTGTTCTCCGTCTTGCACGTACACTATCTTACAATCCAAAGCGTAATCAGTCAGCTAACGGATTACTTAAAATTGAAAGTGTTAGTACAACTGAAACTGTTAGAGATAGTAATGGAATTAATCTAGAAAACCAAACAATAATATGGAATGATCCTAGTAATGCAAATTGGCAAGAACAATTCACAAAAATTTTAAATGCATCATTACCGGTTAATAACCCTATTGGTAGACCAGTTAAAAAAGATACAGTAAATAATATCCCAACAGAGCAATACAGATTTAGTAGTACTAATACAGGAGTACCGGTTTTTGGATTTAATAAAAGTATAAGCGGAAGTACTAGTAGATTTGAAATTGTAAGTACTGATGTAAACAATGGAGCAATTGAAGAAGAAGCTCCGTATCCAGGAAATAACTTTGCATTTTTATATCGCAATGATGGCAAAGGTCCTAGTAGCACCAATAGCGGATATTTTTGTCATTTCAGACAAGGTGCATTAGATAGTGGATCCTTCATTGTTGATGCACCAAGTTCTAATCAGGTTGTTTCAATTGATGCAACTAATGTTAACAATTCAGATGTTTGGTTATATTCAGTAGATGATTTTGGACTAGAACAAGAACTATGGACAAAAGTTCAAGCAGTTGAAGGCAACAATGTAGTTTATAATAGTCTAAGTAAAAGTATCAGAAATATTTTCAGTGTGTTAACAAGAGCGAATGATAGAATTAGTTTAATATTTTCGGATGGAACTTTCGGCAATTTACCGCAGGGAAATTTTAAAGTATATTATCGAACTGGTAAAAATCAAAGATTAGTAATTGATCCAAAAGACATGCGTGGTATTAGTATACAAATTCCATATGTAAGCAAATCAGGAAAAAGCGAAAGTCTTTCATTAGTATTCCAATTAAAGTATACAGTAGACAATGCGAGTATTAGTGAAACAAATGCAAGTATTAAGCGTAATGCTCCATCTAGTTACTACACACAAAACAGAATGGTAACAGCAGAAGATTACCAGATTGCTCCTCTTACTTCAAGCCAAGAAATTATTAAAGTAAAAAGTGTTAATAGGACATCAAGCGGAATAAGCAGATATCTAGATCTTGTAGACGCAACGGGTAGATATAGTAAAACAAATTTATTTGCTGTAGACGGAATTTTAACAAGAGAACTTATTGATACAAAAGTTGGATTTGATTTTGTTACTAAAACAGATATCGAAGGTGCAATAGCAAATGTTATACAACCAGTTTTAGAAAACAGAAAAATTAAAAATTATTACCTTACTAATTTTCCAAAAATATTAGTAGGTGATTTGGGCTTAGTATGGAATAGTAGCACAGTTGACTCAAATCAAAATACTGGTTATTTTACAAATGCTGCAGGTACTAGACAGCAATTAGGTACTTTTACAGCTAGTACATTAAAATTAATGCGAGCAGGAACACTACTTAAATTTATTGCTCCGACAGGCAAGCATTTTATGAAGACTGATAATAATAAAATAATGGAAGGCGCAGCCGACCATCCAGGATCAGTTGATTACCTATGGGCAAAGATTGTAAGCACTGAAGGTAACGGAACAGTAGTTGCAGATGATGGTACAGGACCAGTTTTAATAAATGACATAATTCCACAAGGCGCAAAACTTACTCAAATTATTCCTAGAATTGCTAATGATATACAAGCATCAGTTCAAACACAACTTGTTGATCAAATTTTTGCTTATAGAACTTTTGGTTTAAGATTTGATATAAATTTAGGAGAATGGAGATTAGTATCTTCTACTAATTTAGATAGTGCAAGTGCATTTAGTATTGGTAAAGCAGGAGATAACACTAATCAGCAATTAGATGCAAGTTGGTTATTATTGTTTGAAACTAACGGTGAAACGTATACTGTTACATACAGAGGTTCTAGATACTTGTTTGAAAGCGATGAAGAAGTTAGATTCTATTTTGATAATAGTGATAAAGTTTATAATAATAGAACTGGTAAAATTATCAAAGATAAAATTAGTATGCTAAGTATTAACCAAAAAGATCCAACATCAAATCCAGTGCCTTACACAGTTGACTATGATTGGGAAATTGTAGAAGATTATAGAGATACAGAAGGTTATGTAAACAGTAAAAAAGTCCAAGTTAGTTTCTTTGATGCTGACGATGACGGAGTTGTTGATGATCCAGATTTATTTGATGTTATTGTTAATGAGACAAATAATCCTTTAGAAAAGTATATATTTTCTGAAAAAGTTACAAGCATTGATGGCGTTGAAGAATGGTTCTATAAACCAAACAGTGTATTAAATGTTGTTG